CGTCCCTGCGTAGCGAAGTATCTGACCGTCGTATGCTCGGGCCAGCACCTTGAGCGCATCGCGAAGAACGTGATGCCCCTTGGAGCGAAGGCACTCCTTCAGACCGCCGACGTTGGCGATCATGCCCGGCTTCCAGCAGGTGAAATTCGAGTGCGGAGCGAGCGAAAGACCCGCCCGCTTCATGCAATCCAGGATCAGCAGCGCTTCGTTGTCCTCTGCCGCAATCGCCGCCTTGAACAGGTCGAGCGCGTTCAGCGGGCGCCTCATCTGATTGAGTGCCACGAACGCAGCCGCCTCATCGCCCGCGCTGGCGTAGCTGGTGATGACGCACGGAAGATGAGGAATGTCCCCCCGGACCTTCGCCGCCGATGCCCGATGCTGGCCGTCGACAATCGTCAGCCTGCCGTCCGGCCGGCGCGACACTGCCAAGGGCTGACAAAGGCCCCAATCCCAAAACATGGCGATGCGCCGAATGAGCGTCTGGCTGGGCCCGGTGCTGATCTCGCGCTGATAGCTCGGGTCGATCAGCAACTCGCTTACTGCGCGCCATTCGAGGGTCGGCGGTGAGCCTAGCGGCGGATTGACCTTGAGGCGCGATGTGGCAGCCCTAGACATTTTCGAGCATCCACGGCCGATGCCGACAGCCGTCCTTCTCGCCGCACTTGAAGCAGGGCGACGGATCGCGGGTGAGCACGGTGATATCGTCGGGAACATCGACGGGGATTGAGGCCGTGTTCCTGTGCGGCGACGTGCTGCGGTAGTTCCGCTCACGGTAAGCCCGCGCCCATCGCGCCTCGCGGTCGTTCCAGCGTGTGACCCCGCGCTCCATCGGCTATGCCCCGCTCTGTGTAAGATCGAGCGGCAGTTGCAGCTGGCGCGGCTGCGGCGGAATTACCGGGCGCGAAAGGGCCGCCCACTCCCCCTTGATCCGGCGAGCTTTCCGGCGGCGAGGCCGGTCATAAATCGTGATGCGCGGGATTCCCGCCCAAGCGTGGTCGTAACAGACGATGGAACGCGGCTTCGGTCGCCGAGCGATCGCCTTGAGCATCTTGAGAAGGCGCTGGCGGTCGGTCACTTGCCGCCCCCGAGATCGAGCGCGCGCTGGCGAGCTTTCGCCTCACGTTCGGCTGCGCTTTCGGCGATCAGGTCTTCAAGCTCGTCGTAGGCGTCGCGAGCCTTGAACCATTTGGTGAAGCCCATCTCGGCCTCGCCCGCGATATATTGCGCGACCATCTCCCGGCTGACGCCGATGTCGCGGCCCATGTCCTCAAGGGTCAGACCGCGCGCGTTCTTGATCTGCAGGAGGGCCGTCCCGACGTCGCCGAGCACCTGCGATTGCGGTTTGCCAAGGAAAGTCGCGCCGTTCATCGGCTAGTCGCCTTGCCGTCATGAGTGCGATGCGTGACCGGAGATGCGTGACCCTGCAGGTCGGCCATAGAGCCGTCCCCGCCGCTTTTCAGGTCGGCCTGCAGACCTTCCACGAACGGCTCGCCAAACCCCCAAGCCTCATCGAGATCGCGCCCGACGCGCGCCACCAGCGCCCACGCGGCGAGGCCGAAGCCGCCGATGACGGCGGAAGCGATGCAGAGGTTCCCCGCGCGCACCGGAGCTATGGTCCGAGGAAAGGGCGGACGCCGGAGACTTTGGCTAGCCTCCGACGTCCTGTCGCAGCCGAACAGGGTGACGGCGCGAGTTTCATGCAGCGAGCCTCAAATGAAGAGGCACATGCGTTCGGTTAAACAGCCTGTGGTTGAGACGCGCACAAAGCGAGATGATGATCTTCTCGGTTGCCTTCGCTCGTTCCCGATCCTCGACGGAGGCGATGGCGAAGACGTCGATCCTGTCGAGATTTTCGCGGAGCCACGGCGAAAGGTTGGGGCAACACGGCGTACGGAGATGTTCTTTCAGCCGGCGCTGAAGCGGCTTGTAGGTCAGGCCTACATACCGGACCTCCGGATCGCCCTTGAGGCGGATGCCGTAGACCGTGAAACTCACGCCGCAGCCTGGGCCGCTTGTTCGGGCGGCTCTGGAAGTTCGATTCCGCGCTCTTTGGCGAGCAGCCGGAGATGCGCGAGCCGCGATGACGGGATGCCGATCTTGCGCCAGCTATGCACCGTTGAGGTCGGTGCTTCGATGTCGGTGGCGACCTTCGTCGTCCCGCCCAATGCATCGATGACCTGATCCGCGTATGTTTGCATTGCTACCGTATGCGACAATCGCAAGTTCGTCGCAAGCCCTAATTTGCGATAATCGTCTTTGCGATATTCGCGCCCATGTTGTCCAAGAGGGCGTGGACAGCGATCTCGTCAGGAAGCTTCTCAAGGACCGGAACTGGACGAACCGCGAGCTTGCCGCGCGGCTCGGCATTTCCGAGGACAAGGTATCGAAATCGCTCGCGACGAACGGCAAGGCTCGCCGCTGGCAGGGCGCCGAAGTCATGAAGCTCATGGAATTGTTGAGCGAGGACGAGCCTCTTGTGAAGACCGAGGTCCGCGGAACCGGGCTGACCCCTGCCCAGATTCGGGACGCCCTGTCTGCGCCGGGGAACGTGAAGCCCGTACCGTTGTTAGGTACTGCGCTCGGCGGCGGCTGGGGAGACGCAGAAATTGAGATGACCGAGTTGCGTTTAGGCGAAATTCTCGATCGGGTTAGCCGGCCGCAAAGCCTCTTGGGTGATGACGCCGCTTACGCTTTAGAGATCGTTGGCGATTCGATGGCCCCTCGCTTCGAGCCAGGCGAGAGGGTGTTCGTTTCTCCGAAGGCGAACGTCCGCCCCGGCGATGACGTGATAGTCCAGCTTGTCGATCCGAGGGCCGAGTTGGATTTGGCCGATGCCGTGACCGAAGTGCTCATAAAGCGCTTTGTTCGCCGGACTGCCGCCTTCGTCGAACTCAGGCAGTTCAATCCCGATCAGACCTTCCAGGTGCCGCTCAATCGCATAGCCAAGCAGGGCGGGCGCCTAGCCATCCATCGGGTCATGGGGAGGCTCTAAAAACTTTGCGATAAACGCAAAATAAGTGTTGACGGCCTTGCGATAGTCGCATACCACGGCCGTCATGGCTCACAACATTCCTCCCCACGCCGCAGCCCGACTCCACCGCGGCGTCAACGCGACGGTCGGCGCCGATGTGCCTCAAGCGCCAGCCGTCGCTCCCACCAACGTCCCGCCGCTCGATCCTGAGCGCATTCGCAGGATTTTCGGCCAGCCGGACCTGAACGAGGTCGCGAGCGCCTACCGCCCGCCATTCGGGGAGCGGCTGGTGGCTTTCTTCCGACGGCAGCAGTTCCGGTTCGCCGCCGCGAGCCTGATCCTCGCCACGCTGCTCGGCTGCTACATGGCGTGGGAGTTCGCGCGATGAGCGCGCCCGCATTCACGACGGGACCGTGGATGGTGGACGGTGGAATAGACGTTCACGAGGCCGCTGAGGGCGGCGTCTGCAAAATCGCGCAATGCGGCCACCTGACCAGCTATCGGCGCGGGCGCGAGATAACCCTAGCCGAGGTGGAAGCCAACGCCCGCCTGATCGCAGCAGCGCCGGACCTTTATGAGGCGCTTGCGCAGCTTTTGGATGATCTCGATGCGCTGGCCCCCGCCCGCCCCTGCACGCAGGCGATAGAGGGCGCCCAAGCCGCCCTCGCAAAGGCCCGTGGCGAATGCCGCGACGAGGGAGACGTGCTGTGAGCGGGCCCGCCACCTTCACCAATATCGAACTCGGCGATCTTGCCAAGCTGATGCGGGAGATAGCGTGTTTCGCTGACGATGCTGGCGAAAATCGCGAGAGCCTAGCGTGGCGGCTGGCCGATTTCTTGGAAGCGGCATCAGACATCGGCGGCATGATGCTCGTCGATGTTGAGCTGCGCGCCGGGAAGGCGGTCGAGCAATGACCCCCTTCCACGACATCCGCGAGCCCGGCCAGACGCTCGACCCTAACTCCGGCACCGTCCGCTACGAGCAGCGGAGGCGCGAGATCGGCGCGAAGTTCTCCGCGATCATCGCCGAGGCGAAGGCCGAGCGGGAATTGCAAGCGAAGGTCGAGGACGAGCTGCGGTTCACGATTGAGATGAAGCGGAGGGCGGGGTGATGCTGCGGGTTGACTGGCAGCGCTTCGGAGAGGCGATCCGCGCCCAAGCGGTAATCGACGCCGCGCACATCACGAACGTCGGGAAGCAGCTGGGGCTGTCTCACGCTCGCATGGTGAATGCAGCCCAAGGCAAGCCCGTCGGCGTCGAGATTTTCCTGACCCTCTGCCACTGGATGCAGCAAGACCCGATGTTCTTCGCGAGGGCGGCTTAACCGTGGCCTCGCACCATCAGCCCGTCACCGTGCGCCCGCGCAGCCTGGCGAACATTCTCGACGATCTGCGCCACGCCCGCCGCGACTATGACGATGCGCTGGCCGCTAAAGATGCCGATGCAGAAGACCGCGCGACGGAAGCCGAGATCAGGGTGACGGACCTCCGCGCGGAATTTGACGAGGCATTGGTCGAAGCGACCGGGCTCACCTTCGAGGCGCTGCTGAAGGCGCGGGAGGGATGCCTGATATGAACGCTCCGGCCAAAATCCGCGGCGTCCATATCCACTGCGACTTCGATCAGGGTTCACAGCGGTGGCTCGAGGCGCGTTGCGGGATGCTGACGGCCAGCGAATTCGACCGGATCCTCACCCCGACGCTCAAGATCGCCGACAATCCGAAGAGCCGCGCGCACCTGTGGGAAATGGCGGCGCAGCGGATCAGCGGTTACGTCGAGCCGCAATACATCAGCGACGCGATGCTGCGCGGGCAAGAGGACGAGATCACCGTCCGCGATCTCTATTCGAAGCACTACGCCGAGGTCGACGTCTGCGGCTTCGTCACCAACGACAAATGGGGTTTCACGCTCGGCTGCTCGCCTGACGGCCTTGTCGGCGATGACGGCATGATCGAGGTCAAGAGCCGCTGCCAGAAGTTCCAGGTTGAGACGATCGTCGACGGCAAGATGCCCGATGACTTTGTGCTGCAGGTGCAAGGCGAGTTGCTCGTCACTCAGCGCAAGTGGTGCGACTTCATCAGCTTTTGCGGCGGTCTGCCGATGATCGTCTATCGCGTCTTTCCCGACGAGCAGGTGCAAGCGGCGATCATCGACGCAGCATCCAAATTCGAGAGCCGCATCAATGAGGTCGTCGCTGATTATGCGGCGATCCTTGAGAGCGATGCGATGCTGATTCCAACAGAGCGAACTGTCGAAGAGGAAATGGTCATATGAACGCAGTCGACATGAGCCAATTCATCGCGGCCAAGAGCGACCAGCTCAACGCCGATGATTTGATGGACGCGCCCAAGACGATCACGATCACGAAGGTGACTGCGGCGCCGGACGCTGCCGAACAGCCGGTGAGCATCCACTACGACGGAGGCGAAGGCCGGCCGTGGAAGCCATGCAAGACGATGCGCCGAATCCTCGTCGGCGTATGGGGCAAGGACGCGAGCAAATATGTCGGCCGGTCGCTGACCCTCTACCGCGATCCGACCGTGGCGTTCGGCGGCCTTCAGGTCGGCGGCATCCGCATCAGCCACATGAGCGACATCACCGAGGACAAGACGGTCGCGCTGCTGGTGACGCGAGGCCGGAAAGCGCCGTTCAAGATCAAGCCCCTGCCGACCACTCAACCGGCCGGCGGATCGACCGACGACGCAGCCGCCAAGTGGGCGAACGGCTATATCGCCAAGCTCGACACGTTCGCCGACCTGAAGGCGGTCGAGGACTTTGAAGCGCAGAAGGCCGTCAAGCTCGAGGAATTGCAGAGCGCGAGGCCGGACCTTCACGCCCAGGTTGTTGCGGCTCTTCAGGCGAGGAAGGCTGCTCTTAGCTTTGCGCCCGACCCCGACGAACCCGCCGATACGCCCGGCGACCAACCCCCCGCCGTCAACGACCGCACACTCGCGACCGAGCTAGGGCTGGACGACCATCCGGGCCAGGCGAAGGCGGGGGAGATCAAGGCGCAGCTGGAAAACGCCGGCGATGCGGAAGCCGTGGAGGCTGCGGTGGCCGAATATGAGAAGCACAAGCCCGCGCTCGACGAGAAGCAGCAGAACAGCGTGGAGATCGCGATCTCGCAGGCGCGGGCGAAGTTTCCGGAGCCGGTGAAGTGAGCGACGGCCTGCGCGACTACTTCAAGCGCAAGGGCGCGAAGCCGGCCAACCCGGAACACGTTGCCGAATACGAGCGCAACATGCGGGAGAAAACCATCCCCGCAATCGAGCGCGCCATCAAAGAACAACGCCAGCTGCGCCACCGCCTCATTTTCGGCGGCGCGGCATCCCCGTGGACCTGCCCGAAATGCGGGCGCGTGTGGGGGCCAACGGTCAAGGAATGCGAGCCCTGCAATAGCAAAGGGCCGTTCGGATCAACCAGAAGGAAAGGATTAGCGAGATGACTATCAGTGTTCGGGTGAGCTGCAACGGCAATTACAAATGCCCCGTCAGCTATAAGCAAGGCGACCGCGAAGAGAGTTTCACGCTTTCCGGGCGCGGCAAGGATGGCCCCGACGAGCGGAATATCCCGTTCTACCACAGCGCGGACGTCATGACGCTCAGCGTCGGCCCCGAAGAGCAGGACAATGGCGAAGACAACGCCGCGTAAGCTCTACTCCGCGCCGAGCGGCCAAGTGAGCGATGATTTCAGGAATGGCTGGGATGCCGGTTTCCAGAAAGCAATCGAGGCCGTGCTGGAGCGGCATCCTAAGCTGCGGGGCCGACTATGATTGAGCGCGACGGCTACAACGGGCCGATCACCTTCTGCTGCGACGAGTGCGGCGAGATCGAGGAAACGCGATGCGCCGAGTTCTCGGGCGCGATTGCGAAGGTGAAAGCGCACGGCTGGAAGGCCCGCAAGGTCGACGATGATTGGCAGCACTTTTGCAAGGACTGCGCTCCATGAAGAACCTCTGCTCTCCGGAAATCGCGCGCTACCGTTTCACGCATCCAGTGATGGGAGAAGCGCTCGACGAGCTGCGCGCATACGGCGGCTGCTTCCAAGTTCCGTTCACCGGCAAAATGCGCGGCATCACCTACCGCACAACGCTCAGGGTGATCGCCAGCCGTGGCGGCGGGCCAGCGGAGATCGGCGGCGATGACCCTTACAGCCGTTGGGATCACGTCAGCGTCTCGCTGCCCGACCGCTGCCCGACGTGGGAAGAGATGTGCTTCATCAAGGAGCTGTTCTTCGCGCCCGATGAAGTGGCGATGCAGCTGCATCCGGTCAAAGACTATGTGAACAACCATCCGTTCTGTCTCCACCTTTGGCGACCGCTGGATGCTGAAATCCCGCTCCCGTTCGCAGAGATGGTCGGCATTCCGGGCCTGGAGTTCGCAGCATGACCCGCCCCGCGCGCCTCCGCTCAGTCCCCGCGCCGGCAGAAGCGCCGTCAGAGGAGCGCACCCGCGTCTGCGGCATCGTCTCCCACCGCGACGAGGAGCATATCTTCCGCTGCATCCAGGCTATTCGCGCTCGCGTTCATCCGGCGTGGTCGCGCAACTTCAGTGACTTCCGCGTCGTCAGCAGACCGACGAGGACGTGGCGGGGGTGAGTGCTCTGCCCTCCTGGCCTGCCATGATGAAGCGCGGCAACGCGGCCGCCTACTGCGACCTCACGGTGGCGGAATTCGAGCGCGAAGTGAACGAAGGCCGCTTGCCTCTGCCGATCATGCTCGGCAAGAGCGAGCACTGGAGCCGCCGCAAGCTCGACGAGGCGCTGGAGGCGCTGCACGGCGGGCATGGCGATTGGCGGACGCAGCTAGGCCTGAACGATGCCGCATGAATGGCAACCGATCGATACGGCGCCGAAGGACGGAACGCGCATCCTGTTCCTCGCATACGGTGATATGGTTTATGCCGGTGACTGGAACGAGTGCCGCGAAAGCTTCGAGCCGGACTTTTGGGAAGGCCCGAATTTTGATGAGGGCGACATCACCCATTGGATGCCGCTTCCGGAGCCTCCAAAGTGAACCTCCCCAAGCACGTCCGCCGCAAGGTCGCGAAGGGGCGGACCTACTATTACTTCGACACTGGAACGAGGGTGAACGGCAAGCCGGTTCTCAAGCGCCTGCCCGACATTCGAAATCCCGACTTCGGGCGAATGCTTTCCGCGGCGCAGAGCGGGCGGACCAGGCGAGGCAAGATCAAGGGCGTGCTGACGATCGCGGCCCTGGCAGACCTCTACGAGCGCTCGCCGGAGTTCCGGAAGCTGGCCGACGCTACCCGCCGCAGCTACGAAGCCAATCTCGACAAGGCGCGCAAGCGGCTCGGCATCGCGCCCGCCGACGAGCTCAAGCCCTCCGACGTGCGGCTCATTCACGACGAAATGGCCGATCAGACCGGCGCCGCGAACCAATTCGTCCGCGTCCTCGGCTCGCTCTATTCGTGGGGAAGGAAGCGCGGCCATGTGACCGCCAAGCCGACGGAGAGCGTCGAGCTATTCGACGAGACGCCGCACGAGCCTTGGCCGGAGTGGCTGCTCGAGCAGGCGCTTGCCGATGAGCAGGTGCGGCTTCCTGTGGCACTGCTCTATTACACCGCGCAGAGGATCGGCGACGTTTGCCGGATGCGCTGGTCGGACATTCGCGACGGCGCGATCGCGGTGACGCAGCAGAAGACGGGGAAGTCTTTGGCGATCCCGTTCCACGCCGAGCTTGCCAAGCTCCTCTCCAGCGCGCCCAAGGAAGGGCTGACGATCCTCTCGGCCAACGGGCGCAAGCGATCAGAAAAGGCCCTGCGCGACAAGCTCCAGGCATGGGCGGCCGAACGCGGGCAGAAGATCGTGCCGCATGGCTTGCGGAAGAACGCCGTGATCGCGCTGCTCGGCTGCGGCTGCTCGGTCGCGGAGACTGCGGCGATCAGCGGTCAGACGCTCCAGATGGTCGAGCATTACGCGAAGAACCGCGACCAGGCGAAGCTGGCTGGCGCGGCAGTGCTGAGATGGGAGGGGAAGCGGTGAGCGAGACAGGATGGTATTTAAGCGAGGCCGATCAGTCGGCCATCAACACGGTTGTGACGCGATGCATCGTTGAGGCCGCAGACGCTATCGGAGACGCGATAAAGGCCTCGTGGCATTACTCTTGGACGGAAGGCGGCAGGCTGGTCGCAATCATGGTCCCCGAGGATGGGGAGCGGTTTTGGGATGAAGAGAAAGATGTCCATGCGACGGTGGTCTTGGCGGATGCAATTAGAGAGTGCCGCGACCAGAAGGCGGTTCATGGGCGAGACGTCTTTTTGACCGACAGGGATGAGCTTGAATCGGCCTTAAAGGAAATCGAAGAGGCGATTGCTTTCGTTCGTGCTGGCTATGCGAACGAACTGGAAACGGGAAAACCGGATCCAAAAAGGTGAAAACCGCACATGCTGCGGCTCTAAAATCTGGTTAATGAAGAGGCGCGATTTTCCGCCGATCTTGAGGCGCCAGATGTGAAAACGGAGGCCGTTGTGACGGAGGCGAGCGAAGGAAAAGTGAAAACCGAGGCCATGCCTAACCTATCACAGGAACCAATGATGGTAGAGCGAGTAGCGCGCGCAATACGAGCGGCGATTGACGCCAGTAAGCACTTAGCCGCCTTCCGAGACGTGGGCGAGGAATATCACGGCGAGCAAGGGGTGACGATGCTCTACGTCGATGGGGCGTTCGATCTGAGTGCCGTCGCTACCGCCGCAATCGGCGCAATCCTCTCGACTGGCGATGATGCAGGGCTGGTGGAGCTGAGCGGATATACGCCGGGGCCGTGGCGCGTCGAACTGGACCGTCGGATTGTTGCCGACCGCTGGCAAGTCGCGCAGGTTGATGCGCTCGGTGGACCGTGGCCGAAGTCTCAGACATGGCATGAACGTGAAGCCAACGCCCGCCTGATCGCCAAGGCTCCCGAGCTTCACGCGCTCAGCCTCTCCCTCACCGCCAGGAATAAGGCTCTTGAAGAGGCACTGCGGGATGCGGGCGACGATATGGATTTCGCCTGCACGGCTATCCAGCACCTAAAGGAACACAAAGCTCGGGTGCGGCTTGAGCAGACCTTGCGGAAGCTCGCCGCTCTCAACCATCAGGACAATCGCCAGAAGGAGGGTGGGGAATGAGGGCGCGAGATTTGATCGAGATCGCCGTGCGCCTCGAAGCATTTGCTGAACGCGACCTTGAGCTGCGCTGCCCGAGCGATGGAACAACGAAGCTGTTGGCGGCGGCCACCGAGCTTCGAGAACGCGCGCACGCTATGACCGCCCTCGCACAAAAGGACACCAACTAGATGAGTAACGTATCAAGGGATGAGATGCTTGCGTTGGCTGAGCGGTGCGAGAAGGCGACGGGGGCAGACCGCGACTTGGATTTGCGGGTCAAGCTGGCGGTTTTGGGCAGGCCCTTTGACGAGCAGGAGCACATTCACACCAACTGGCCACCCGAGGCAACGCCCGCCTACACCGCCTCTCTCGACGCAGCAATGACGCTGGTGCCGGAGGGGTGGCGGGTCACGACCGAGAATGCCTCCTTCCAGAAGGCGGCATGGCTGCATCCTGAGAACGGACAGAACGGCGGGTGTATCTGCTCGAGCTACGACCGCGCAAAGACCGTCGCCCTCGCGCTCTGCGCCGCCGCACTACGCGCTCGCGCAACCAAGGAGAGTAAAGATGCTGCCGGATGAGGGGCTGACGACAGCCTAGCCGAACAACCGGCCGAAGAAGCCGCGCCGGACCTTCTTCAGCGCTTCCCGGTGCATCTT